TGGAGTTTGACTCAGCGCCTCGCCTTGCTGTGCTTGAAGAGATACTGGACGAGACAGATCGCAAGGTCATCATCTTCGCTTTGTTCCGAAGCACTATCGACACCATTAGCACGTACCTCACCAAGAAGGGCATTGTCAATGAGTGCATCCACGGAGACATCACGCCAATCAAGCGAGGTATAACTATCAACCGCTTCCAAACAGAGGCAGACCCTCGGGTATTGGTGATGCAGCCTGCGGCTTCTGCGCATGGCATCACGCTTACTGCCGCTGATACTGTGGTGTTCTATGGCCCACTGATGAGCGTAGAGCAGTACATCCAATGCTGTGCCCGTGCTGACCGCAAGGGGCAGGACTCAGACAAAGTTACTGTGATCCACATTCAGGGTAGCGCTATCGAGAGGAAGATGTTTAGTGCGTTGGCAGGGAAAGTTAGCGATAACTTACTTTTGACCGACATGTTCGAGACTGAAATTAAATCATGAAAGGGGGTTGCAAGCGATTGAATTACGTGTAAACTGTCCAACCTTAGACAATAATTAAACAGGAGAAGCAAGTGTCAGAAGACTTAGTACCGCTAGACAAACTAGCAAAAATCTACCGCAAACTGCGTAGCAAGATTGCCGACCTAACCCAAGAGTACGACACGCAAGTGGAAGTGCTTAAGGCGCAACAGGACGAGATCAAGAACGCAATGAAAGACCAGATGAAGACGATGGGCGTCACATCTGTACGCACTACCGAGGGCACTGTTGTGCTGTCTGTAAAGACGCGTTACTCCACACAGGACTGGGATGAATTTAAGAAGTTCGTCATAGCCCACGAAGCCATTGAGCTTTTGGAGAAGCGCATCGCCCAGACCAACATGAAGCAGTTCTTGGAAGAAAACCCCGGGGTCGTACCGCCCGGCCTGAACTCAGCATCTGAGTACGATATCTCTGTACGCAAACCTACTTAACTGGAAATTAAAATGAGCAATATTGCAATGTTCAACCCCTCAAACGTGCCTGCCTTCGCTAAGAACGCGGCTCTGTCTGCAACTACTTTGGCCTTGGCTGGTGGTGTCAACACCAGTGCCGGCATGAAGCGCGTCTCCATCAAGGGCGGCGTGTTCCGTCTGCTTGCTGGTGGCAAAGAGATTGCCGCTATCGATGAGCGCTTCTTGGATGTGATCGTGGTTAAAGCCGCCCCCAAGGTCAGCCGTATTTTCTACGCGGGCTCCTATGACAAAGACGCGGCTGCAGCCGCCCCTGACTGCACCTCTGGTGATGGTGAGAAGCCTGATGCCGGTGTAAGGAACAAGCAAGCGTCTAGCTGTGCCACATGCCCACAGAACATCGCTGGGTCAGGCAATGGTCAAAGCCGTGCCTGCCGCTACCAACAACGCTTGGCTGTGGTCTTGGCTAACAACCCTGAAGGCGATGTCTTGCAGGTCACCCTGCCTGCTACGTCCATCTTTGGCAAGGAAGAAGGCGACAAGCGCCCCTTGCAGGCATACGCCCGTGCTATGGCCGCGCAAACTCCTCCTGTGAACTTGGACTCCATCGTGACCCGTATGAAGTTTGACACCAAGGCTGAGTCTCCCAAGCTGATCTTCGCACCTGTGCGTTGGTTGACTGATGACGAGTATGAGATTGTGCAGACTCAGAGCACATCCAAGGATGCTGAGAAGGCTGTGTCCTCTACCCCTGCCGCTGTGGATGGCGTGACTAGCCCTGCACCTTTGGCTATTGAAGGCAAGCGTCCTGCGGCTAAGCCAATGGGCGAGATGCTTGACGAAGACGAGGCCGAAGCTATGGCTGAAGTCAAAGCCGCCAAGCCCAAGAAAGCCAAGGCTGTTGAAGTTGAAGCCGAAGAAGAGCCAGAAGTGCGCAAGGCTCCTGCCAAGGTGGAAGCCGCCCCAGCTAAGAAGAACAAGCTGGCCGACATCGTTGCTGACTGGGACGATGAGTAATTGAATCGGGGGGAACAGGGTGATAGACAGGATCTCTTGAGCCGTTAGTACCCCCACCTATAACACCATGGCAATTATTTTTCCTGCAAGCACAAGAGGTATGACTGCTGGCGCTATGCGTCAGATTAAACAACAGGGCTTCACCACTGCCGCGGGTGGGTGGCACGACTTGAACCATATACATGGCATGGCCGCTGATGGCGGCATATACCTTAACGAACGAGAACCACTAGGGAGATTTATGTCAGCACTAGAAAAAACTGCAGAAGACGCTAATGCGTTGACGGACGCACTTCTCAAAAGCACTACCGCTATGGTTGAACAGGCGCGTGAATCAAACAAGCAACTCAACGATGTGAACGGCAAGATGCGTGACGGGGCTGAGAAGCTTGGTCTTGCGATTGAGAGGTTCAACAAGGTGGCAGGCAACACCAATTTTGCCGAAACAGCCAAGCAAGCCGAGTCTCTTGTCAACAGTCTGGAGCGCCTAGCCGCGCTAGAAGCATCAGGCATGTTGGAAAAAGTGATGAAGGCAATGGCCAAATAACATGGCTTACTCACAAAAAATCATTGACGACGTAGCGAAGACACCCAAGTCTCTGGGCAACCAGCTTGGGCGTTGGGCAATCCATCTTGACTTTCCGGTCACGAAGATTGCCTTTGCGCTCGGTGTCTCTCGACAGACTGTTTACAACTGGTTCACAGGCACGGAAGTGTTTGTGGCCTATCGTAACCGCGTCGAGTTCTTAACCAAAATAATGCAGACCTCTCGCTCAGCAGACGAGGCATGGAGAAAAATATGTACGGAATACAACCTCGATCCTTGACCACACAGGAGTTGGTTCGCTTCAGCGCTGAACTCATGGAGTTAGACACAGGCATGCCCAAGGAGTGGCAACTAGAAGTTCTTAGACGCTTGACTGTGTTGGCTCCACCAGATGAAGCCCTAGTTAAAGACGCTAAACAGCTAGACCTCTTCCTGTAACCAACCAAGGACTTCAATGACTCCGCTTGAGTTTTTAGCGGTTGTTCTGCCGCCGCCAGAATTTGGTCGGTATTGCGTAGCAGAACTGACGAAGATCAAAGAGCATGCCTTTGTTGACGCGCTCGATCAAACCGTTGAGCCTACCCAGCGTTGGCACAACGACAAGTGTGATGTTTACTTTGCCTTGGCTACCTTTGGCACGGAAGACAATCGGCTTGCATCAAACGCAAGGCACATGAAATCCCTGTTCATTGACATGGATGGATACGCCTCAAAGAAAGATGCCGCCCTTGCGCTTAACGCGTTCTTGGAAAAGACTGGCCTTGATGACTTGGGTACGCCCTATGTAGTGGGTTCTGGTGGCGGCTTGCACTGCTACTGGCCACTACTTACTGCCGTTCCTATCGAATCATGGAAGCCGGTGGCTGAGAACTTCAAACGCCTGTGCAAACAGGAATCCTTGGCAATCGACATGACTGTGACGGCTGATGCCGCCCGTGTTTTGCGAGTGCCCGGAACCACCAACTTCAAGAAGAAGTACGCAACGCCGCGCCCTGTGCGCATACTAACTGAAGGCGATGTGTTCAGCTTTGAAGGTATGGCCACCCTCATTAGGGAGAAACTTGCAGGCTCAGTATATGAGCCAGTGGCTACGCCCACGCTTGACTTGCCCGGACAGCGCCCGTCTAAAGCAACGCCCTCGGCTTCGGCAGTTAAGCTGTACGAGAACAGCATCACCAAGTTCAAACCGATCTGGTTGGCTACGCAAAACGACAGGGGCTGCAAGCAACTGGCGCACTACGTTGAGCACGCCAAGGAAGAGGGTATGGAGCCGATATGGCGTGGCTTGTTGTCATGGGCGAAGGTCTGTGAGGACGGCAACGGGGCGGCTGTGTGGCTGAGCAAGATGCACCCCTACGAGCCTGCTCGTATGAATCAGAAGCTTCAAAGCATCAAAGGCCCCTATCCCTGCATCAAGATGGACTCGGAGAACCCCGGCATCTGCCAAGGCTGTCAGCACTGGGGCAAGATCACCAACCCACTAATCCTTGGTCGTGAGATTGGGGTCGAGGTTGAGGAGAAAGAAATTGAGATAAAGCTTCCAAGTGAAAGCACGGCAACCGCAAAGGAAGTCGTCAAAGTCATGCGCCCAACACCGCCCCGTGGTTATGCCTATGGCACCAATGGTGGCGTGTTCATGGAACGCGTGGTGGAAGACGAAGAAGGCAACAAGGCAAAGAAGCAAGTGATGCTTTTGCCATACGAATTGTTTGTTGTGGACATCCTCAACAGCAATAACGACCACACTGTGCACATGATTGCGCTCAGACCCGAAGGGGCGCTGAACGTGACGATGCCGCAGAAGGCCGTGGTTAGTAAAGACGAGACAGTAAAAGCGCTGGCAAGCCAAAACATCGTGGCAGCTTTTGGCACCGGTAATGACAAAAACCTTTTTGAATATGTGAGGGCATGCGTGGAAGAATCTAGCACCAACAAAACACCAATCAAAGTTCCAGACAGCTATGGTTGGCAACCTGACAACTCGTATGTATTTGCGGGTCGTATCTTTACTAAGGGTAAACCCCCTGTCAAAGTCCCGATGCCGGGCTTGGAGAACATCACCAAAAACACAGAGCCACGAGGCACTATGGAGAACTGGCGTGCGTTCATCGACATGCTGATTGCCAAGAAGATGTGGGATCACCTAGCCGTTTTGCTTGCGGGTGCTGGCGCACCGTTCATGCGCTTCACAGGCATCTATGGCATGACGTACCACTGTGCCAGTACCGAGTCTGGTACAGGTAAGACACTGGCTCTGGAAGCCGCGGCATCGGTCTGGGGTCACCCAACCCACTACCGCACAGGCAAGAGCACATCTCCTGTGGCCATGCAACAGCGCCTCGGCTTGCTCAACAGCCATCCGTTGATTACAGACGAGATCACATCCAAGAACCGAGACGACTTTGAGTGGTTGCCCGAGTTCCTATTGGACATGACCGAAGGCCGTGGTAAGGAGCGTATGGAGTCAGGCTCGAACAAGGAGCGCTTGAATCTGTCCACATGGATGACCAACGCCTTGATGTCATCTAACACCCACATCGTGGACTACCTGACCGGTGGACGTACGCACTCATCCGAAGGTGAACTGCGCCGCTTGCTTGAGTTCGTGCTTGAGGATGAGTTGACTTGGGAGCCCCACGAGATCGAGATCATCAAGTCGTTGCAACACAACTATGGCTTGGCTGGATACGCCCTGTCTCAGTACCTTGCTGACAACGCCGACAAGTTCCCTGTCATGGTGGGCGAGGCTGTTGCCGGTATGTACACTGAGTTCAAAGCAACCAACGATGAGCGCTTCTGGATGGCGGGCATCGGTGCTTCAGTATGCGCCCTCAGAGCGTTTAAAGAGTTGGGTGTGGCCGGGATACCGTTCCGACCCATTTTGAACTCTTACAAGAAGGCTGTAGACTACATGCGAGCCAGTATGAAGAGCAGTGTGCGCACCGCTGTGGATGTACTGAACGCCTACACCCGTGAGAACTACGGCTTTTTTGTGGTGATTAAGCCTAGCAAGGGCGGTTTACTGGCTGAACTGGGTAGCGGCAAGGACATCGATCTGTCGATCACGCGCAACAAGGTGTTCGGGCGGGTGGAGCATGAGCCGATCCCCAACCACATTGACTACTTTATTGAGGAGCAACTGCTCAAGGCTTACTGCGCCACCATGAGCTTTGGTTACTCGTCGTTTAAGCGCCAGCTTGAACAACTGTACAACGTGGAGTATCTCAAGAAAGACATGATGGCTAAAACCAAGGGGCCACAGATGAGGGTATCAGTTATGAAAATCAGACGCGAGATTATTGAAGCCGATGAAGTACTCCTTAGTGCGCCTTCCGTGGGAGAAAGTTGAAAAGGGGCAGGGGTTTTTTGTACCCTGCCTCGACACCGAAGCCATGCGTGAGTGGGGCTTAAAGCAAGCGTTCTTCCAGCGGATACTAGATGCCCACGCTAGCGTGGGCATCCTTGACGACAAGCTCGGTGTTATGTTTTACCGGAGGCTTCCGCTCGTTTGATCGCGTTCTCAAACTTGGCTGAAATGTCCTGACGGGCGGCATCCAGCCTGTCTATGCGCACACGTTTCTCAGCCGCGGACATATTTTCCATGCCTCTGATGCGCTCCTCATCGGTACGCAAACGCCCCATTACAGTCTTGTACTGGTTAGCCAGCCCTGCAACAGCGACCTCGGTACGATTGTCTGCCAGAAAATCTTTAGCATCTTCTTTACGGCCTTGCTTAATCATGCTGTCGTACGAAGACTTGGCTTGCAAAGACTCGGTTGCCATGCGGTACATCACATCGGCATCAGCACCACCAAATTTCTTCTGGAACGAGCTACCAATGAACGGCATCTCGGTAATGCGCTTATCAGGGGCTTCACCTGCTACGGGGCTACGGAACAACGCATTGGCTGCGCCCATAACAATCAACGGCAATTGACCGAAGTAGCCGTTTGACAGGTGTTCAATCTGTACAGGAGACAGTAGTGGCAACGCCTTACTCATGGCTTTAGCCGCCTCCGTGGTGCTTGTAGAGAAGCGCTCTTGTAGCGTCTTTTCCTGCATACGAGCAGACTCAATCTCGTTGCCTGTGTAAAAACTCTTGTTGCTGTAAACCTCAAACGCTGGCTTGATAATCTGCGGCATAAACTTAGACGAGTAGCCGGGTATCGACATCAGGAACATGTCGCGCAGTGCGTCAAACTGTTGCTTGCCATCGGTCTCTGCTTTCATAGCGTCGACAGCGGCTACAGCCAAGGAGAAGAACCAGCCAGCCTCATAGGGGATGGGCAGTTTAAACGGCTCATCAACGCCCGGAATTGGGATGAAGAAGTTGCTGTACTTGTCCTTGGGCTTGGCGTTTCGGAAGTACTCATCATCCTCCATTG